AGCCCATCTTGTGGCTGAAGAATACATAAGAGATGGGAAACCAGTGCCTAGTAAGTTCTCCTACATGGAGGGGGCCCTGGAGTCACTTAACAAAAGACGTGGTAAGAAGTTAACAGAAATAAAGATGGGGTTGACCAGAGAGCTAGAGCCTTGTGGCTTTAGAGATAAGAATGTTTGGTGGCGTGGTATCGCTGACCTTGTTATTGTTGATGATAGTAAGGCGTGGGTCGTGGACTACAAGACAGGTAAGTCTTCTGCTTACGCAGACAAAGGACAGTTAGAGCTGATGGCACTCGCTACGTTTAAGTATTTCCCAGAAATAAAACAGGTGAACGCCGCATTATTGTTTGTCAAAATAAATAATATTGTTAAAGATAAGTATACTGAAGATATGATTCCTTCTCTCTGGGAGAAGTGGATGTCTAATTACAAGCGTATGGAGATAGCATACGAGAACGATATTTGGAACGCACATCCGAGCGGATTATGTAAACGCCACTGTGCAGTAATTGAATGTGTTTATAATGGGAGTAACTGATGCCATATACTAAATCACCTAGACCCTACAAGAAAGAATACAAAAAACAAAAAGAACGTGGGGAACACCCAGACAGAATGGAACGGCAACGTGCCAGACGTGCTTACGATAAAAAAGGAATAAACCGTAAAGGTAAAGACGTAAGCCATAAGAAGATGTTAAGTAAGGGGGGCAGTAACAAAGACGGCACTAGACTGGAAAGCCCTTCAAAGAACCGTGCAAGAAACGGACAGAAGAAAAAGAAAAAATAAAATATACTGGAGAGTATTTTGAAGATTATTGACAACAAAGCTTTGTTGCTTAGAGTACGTGACCCTAACAGAGTTACAGCCCTCATACCAAAGAGCCAACAATTACCAGACAATAAGGTACTAGTTAACTGGGGGCTTGCCGAAGCATCGAGCCTTAAGACACTAAACATAAAAGCACCGTCACCCATTGAGGGTAGGTACAAGTGGACAGGCAAACACAAACCCTTTGACCACCAAAAAACAACCGCAGGGTTCTTGACGATGAACAAGAGAGCCTTTTGTTTTAACGAACAGGGTACAGGCAAGACAGCTAGTGCGATATGGGCGTCGGACTATTTACTACAACAAAAACTAATAAAACGTGTATTGGTTATCTGCCCGCTGTCAATCATGGATAGCGCATGGCGTGATGACTTGTTTACCTTTGCTACCCACAGGACAGTATCCGTGGCTCACGGTGCGGCGGCAAAACGTAAAAAGATTATTGAAGAAGGGTCTGAGTATGTAATCATTAACTATGATGGCGTTGCTATTGTAGCTGATGAGATAAAGAAAGGTGGCTTTGACCTAGTGATTGTTGATGAAGCGACCCACTATAAGAACGCACAAACGACACGTTGGAAGACACTGAACAAGCTAATTAACGAAGATACATGGCTGTGGATGATGACAGGTACACCCGCCGCGCAAGCTCCAACAGATGCCTATGGTCTAGCTAAGATGGTCAACCCCAGATCAGTGCCAAGGTTCTTTGGGTCATTCAAAGACCAAGTTATGCACAGGGTATCTCAGTTTACATGGAGACCCAAGCCCGATGCTACAGAGGTCGTGTTCAAAGCACTACAACCTGCGGTTAGGTTTACAAAGGAAGAGTGCTTGGACTTACCACCAATGGTGTATGTAAAGCGTGAGGTAGAACTCACACGGCAACAGAAGAAATACTACAAACAACTCAAAGACAAGTTAGTAATGGAGATTACAGGGGCAGAGGTCACGGCTATGAACGCGGCGGTAAGTCTGAACAAACTCCTACAGATATCGGCAGGGGCTGTATATACTGATGATGGGTCTACACTAGAGTTTGATATCAAGCATAGATACAAAGTGCTTCGAGAAGTAATTGATGAATCAAGTCAAAAGATCTTAGTGTTTGTACCCTTTAAGCATGTCATAGACATCTTAACAGACAAGTTACGGTCAGAGGGTATAACAACTGAAGTTATACGTGGCGATGTATCTGCACCTCAACGAACACAGATATTCAGAACCTTTCAGACAACCCCGAACCCACGTGTGCTGGTAATCCAACCACAAGCCGCCGCACATGGTGTCACGTTAACAGCCGCTAACACAGTGGTCTGGTGGGGGCCGACGAGTTCGCTAGAAACTTATGAACAAGCCAACGCTAGGGTGCATAGGTCAGGACAGGTACATAAATCTACCGTTGTGCAACTCCAAGGTTCTGCCGCAGAAAAACACGTTTACAGGTTATTAGATAAGAGAATCAACGTTCACACAAAGTTGATAGATCTTTACAACGAGGTACTTGACTAGCGTATCAATAGATACTATATATAAATTCTCGATAGGCAAAGGAGAGTATAATGAGCGACGCTACGGCTGAAAAGATGACCAGTGCATACATAAAGATACGTGCCGAGAGGTCAGCGCTATCAGCAAAATTTAAGGCAGAGGACGATAAACTTGTGAGACAACAAGACGTTCTCAAACGAGCATTGCTTGACTACTGTGAGAACCACGGTTTGGAAAGCGTAAGAACTTCTGCGGGATTGTTTTTTAGATCTACTAAGACGAAGTATTGGACAAGCGATTGGGAGGCTATGCATAAATTTATATTAGAGCATAATGTGCCAGAGTTTCTTGACAAGCGTCTTAACACGAGCAATATTAAGCAGTTCCTAGAAGAAAACCCAAACACAGTTCCTGATGGTTTAAACATCGATAAGGAATATGTAATTTCTGTAAGGAAGAAATAATGAGTGAACCATTTGTACCAATCGAAGATGTGGCGAAACATTTCTCTGTTTCCATATCTACTGTACGAGCGTGGGTAAGACAGAACCACATACCTAAAGATACCTACATTAAAATAGGTAATACTTATAGGTTTAACGTGAGTGATGTGTCTCATGCTTTAACTAATAAAGAGAAAGAAAGTGAACCTGCTAATAAGTGGGAGCAACACTTCGAAGAACCAACCGATATCGTTGCTGATATTGATTTAGACGACGATATATAAAACCCCTAAACCTCTTAAGGAGAGCGAAAAATGACTGAGATGTATATTATTGAGAATGTAGAAGCCCTATGGCCTAAAATTGACACCACCTATGTGTTTAAACCAAAGCCAATAGGTAGAAGTATGCCCTGTGACCCTTCAGAAAAAGACGCAGAGTATTCTATACAGTTTCGTATGGATAACGAGACAGCGAAGAAATTGTTTATGGCTATGTCAAAAAGCTACCAAGCTAACAGAGAGAAAGACTGGGATGAGAAACTATCAAACCCTTTCATTAAAGATGATGATGGCACTTATACCTACAAAGCTAACCTAAAAGGTAAGTATAGTTCGGGTTTATCTAAACCTCCTATGCAATTAGATTCCCAGGGTAACAAGTTACCTGCTGATTTTCAACTAACGACAGGTAGTACAGTCAATGTTGCCGTGCAGTTTAACCCGTATAAAGGTTACGGTCAAAATTCTGTAAACTTAAGGTTACGTGCTGTACAAGTTATCAAGCTTTCTGAACGAAGTGAGTACAATCCGTTTGGTAAAGTAGATGGTGGCTTCACCATAGAAGATGCTAATCCTTTTACTAAGACTGCTGAGAAGTCTAACGTGGTAAGCATTGCTGAACCTGTAGATGACTTTGATGAAGAACCAGTAAAAGAACCAAAGAAAGTTGTTAAAAAGCCCGCTCCACCACCACCCACGGCGGAAGACGACTTGAGTTCCGTACTCGATGCTTGGGACGATTAAGTCTCAATGGAACTCCGCCACGACTAGGTTTATACCGAAAAGGATATCTGCCGATGTCCAGTCGTGGTGTCTTTCGGCACTAGTGGGTGGATATTATGGAAACAAAAACATTTTTAAAGAGGATACTAGGTGACGACGGCTTTTACTGCGTATGTGCTTTTAGCGATGAGCGTAGGATACAGAAGCTATACCCCTCAATAGATGCGGTTGTAGACGCGTCTAAAGACCTAGACGAGCAAGGATTTGATATATACTTTGGGTTGTCCACGTTTGAGACAGGCCAATCACGTAAAGCAGATAACGTAAAGAACATCAGGTCATTCTTTCTTGACCTAGATTGTGGGCCGAGTAAGGAATACCCTACCCAGAAGGATGCGCTGACAGATCTGATTCGGTTTTGTAAGACGCTATCTTTACCTAAACCTGTTATGGTGAGTTCTGGTAATGGAGTGCACGTGTACTGGCTGTTGTCAGAATCAGTGGTGATTGACGACTGGTTACCTATAGCAACGCGTCTAAAGAAACTATGTGCAGATCATAAACTACTGGCTGACCCTGTGGTCACAGCCGATGTTGCTAGGATACTACGCGTACCAAACACACATAACTATAAGAACGGGGTCGCAAAAGAAGTAAGTTTTATTGGCGTGCCTACAAATGAGTTAGTGGATTTTGATAAGTTCTCTGAGTTGTTAGGTGGGGAAGCTATACCACAACCTAAGAAAATGACGCCTAACTCTGTAGCTTCTTTGTTTATGGATAACTCTGACACTGAGTTTAAGGTCATACTATCTAAGACTGTGAAGGGTAATGGGTGCGAACAGATAAAGAATATAATACAGAACAGAGAGACTGTGAGCGAGCCCATGTGGAGAGCAGGGTTATCCATAGCAAAGTTCTGTGCTGATAGCGACAAAGCTATAGAACTGATGTCCAAAGGGCATGAAGGTTACGATGAGAAGTTAACAGAAGATAAGGTATCTCTCATAAAAGGGCCGTACCTTTGCAATAGATTTGATGAATATAACCCTGATGTCTGTACAAACTGTAAACATTGGGGCAAGATAAAATCTCCTATAACATTAGGTCGTGTGGTTAAACAGGCGCAGAGCGCTCCAGATATACCAGATTACCCCGCACCGTACTTTAGGGGAGAGAATGGCGGTATATATGTAAGCGTCAGAGGTGCTGACGGGGAGGAAGAACATAGACAGATATATCATAACGACCTGTACGTTGTTAGGAGGCTTAGGGATGTAGAGCTTGGAGAGGCTATCGTTATGCGGTTACATCTCCCAAAAGACGGTATAAGGGAGTTCACAGTACCGCTTACGGCAGTAACATCCAAGGAAGAACTACGTAAACAGTTGTCTATGCAAGGCATAGCAGTAGCGAGGATGGATGAATTAATGCAATACACAACAACATGGGTAAACGAATTACAGTCACAGAAGGAAGCAGATGAAGCACATAGGCAGTTTGGTTGGGCTAACGACGCCTGTGAGTCTTTTATACTTGGTAACCAAGAGATATTTAAAGACAAGGTAGATTTTAATCCACCATCTTCCCAGACTGCGGGGTTGTTTCCCTCGTTCGAACCAAAGGGTTCTTTAGATGCTTGGAAGGAAGCGATAAACTTTTACAATCGAGATGACTTTGAACTACACCAATTTGTAGTGGGTACATCCTTTGGTTCTCCTCTTATGCAGTTTCTACCCATACATTGTGCAGGATTACATATATACAGTAAGGAGTCAGGGGTAGGTAAAACCACCGCAATGTCAGCAGGTATATCTGTGTGGGGTAACCCTGATGACCTGATTATCCATGAAAGAGATACCTTTAACACAAAGATGAACCGTGGTGAGGTGTATCATAACTTACCTCTGTACATGGATGAGCTGACGAACACACACGGTAAGGAGTTATCAAACCTTGCCTATCAACTTACGGGTGGCCGCCAACGTGGACGTATGTCTAGCGGTAGTAACACAGAACGTGCCCGTGGCGATGCTTGGAAGCTACTCGCTGTAACTACAGGAAACACAAGCATTGTAGAGCGTATTAGTATCATAAAAGCCATGCCAAAAGCAGAGGCACAGAGAATACTAGAATGTAGGGTGAGCCGTATAAACTTTGAAACAAAAGAAGAAACAGATTCTTTTAGCACCGCCATACAGAATAACTACGGTCATGCGGGTGAGGTCTACATCCAATATATTATGAACAACCTAGATGCAGTGATTAAGCT